AGTGCAATCTATGATGCCTTGCCAGAAGAACTGCGTAAGAAAACTCTAAGCGCAGAAGAGAACATCAGCTACACACGCAAGAATGGTTTCTCCAAGAGCAGTCTCATCCTGCCCGGTACTCGTAGCCACATCATCTTTAAGACCTATGCACAATTCCTCAACAACGACACCATCTTGGAAGGCGCAGAGCTGGGCAGCCGTGAACCTCTTTGGCTTAACATCGGCGCTTGGTGTGACGAGTATCTTATTGGCCCTGAGTTGCTCACTACTCTTCGCTTCCGCCTTGCTACAAGGAATGCAAAAATTATTGTTACGTTCACTCCGATTGACGGATACACAGAGGTTGTACGAGACTATCTTGAGAAAGCACGAACAATTGAAACAAAGATTGCGGAGCTGTTAAACGACAGGCCCGTTCCGTTTGTTCAGCATTCGGCAAATAGAAATAGCGCCATCATCTATTTCCATTCCAAGGACAATCCGTTTGGCGGATATGAGCGCATTGCCCAAGACTTGAAGGGACGAGCCGAGGAAGAAATCCTTACCCGTGCTTATGGCATCCCAACCAAGAGTGCTTCCACGAGGTTCCCTATGTTCTCGCGGGAGGTTAATGTCATCAAGCATGATGCCATCCCCAAGGACTTAACCCGTTACATGATCCTTGACCCTGCTGGTCGTAAGAATTGGTTTATGTGCTGGATTGGTGTGGATGAGAGTGAAACCTACTACGTCTATCGTGAGTGGCCCGATGTTAATGTGGGCGACTGGGCCAAGTGGCATGGCGGCAAGTGGATTGGCGGAGAAGGTAGTAAGGGGCTAGGCTATGGCATTGGAGACTACGTTAGTCTCATTACCCAATGCGAGAGCGACAATGGTGAAGAGATAACAGAACGCCTCATTGACCCACGCCTTGGTGCAGCCAAGTACCAGTCTCAGAATGGAGCTAGCTCGATTATCGAGGACTTAGCGGACAATGGCCTTACATTCATCCCTGCGCCAGGATTGGACATCGAGGATGGCATACAGGCCATTCAGACCAAGATGGCCTACAATCGCAAGGTGAAGATGGATAGCCTCAACCGTCCACGCTTCTACGTCTCAGAGCGGTGCGATAATATAATCACAGCCTTGCAGGAATACACGGGAGACGGTGGCAGCGACGAAGCATGGAAAGACCCAGTGGATGTCATTCGCTACGCTTGCATAGACAACATTCGCTTTGTAGATGAAACAGTCCAACCCAAAACTCGTTCCCAAGGAGGATACTAATGAAAGCCAAGTCACTCAAAGTTAAACTCAAGTCCATTGAAGAACTTAACGAAGCCAGCCCGGAGCAACCCAAGTTCTTGCGTGCTGTGGTTAAGTCTCAGGCCCGCAACCCTCAGTGGGTGTTTGCATCCATTGATGGCATCGAAGGTAAATGCGTCGTAGCCATTCCGCGCCGATTTACAGGTAAACTAGAAGGCAAAGTCATTAACGTAGAAGTAATTAAAGATGAAACAGGCACCAGCTACCGACACGAGTTCCTTAGCGCCTGATATTACGATTAGTCGTAAGTGGCTGCTAGAGCAAAGCGATAGATTGCTTTGGCACGAACATAATAAGCGTGTGCGGGAAAAAAACACGGCTGAATTGTTTCCCGATGAGCTGTCCGATAAGATAGGTCGTTCACAAGAATACGTTTGTGGCATAATTAAGAACGCTATATCCCATGCCAAGAGTAATAAACTCAAAGAGTTAAATGAAACCCGTAACATGGTAACATAAAGAACGCAATCTTCCACGCTAAATTATGCAAGAAACTCCACAGCAACACGCCCTGACCTTTGTCGAGAATGATGGCCCTAACGTCGTTGCCCTGAAGTCGGCATACGATAGGACAACCACCGAACTCGGCACCTATTTCAATCAGTGTGTGAATAGTAGCGACTACCGTCGTTGCTATTGGCCTGGTAAGTCTAGCGACCTCCGCAAGCATGGCGGTGATGCGTTCCCGTGGGAAGGTGCGTCTGATACGGAAGCCCGTGTCATTGACGAGAAGATTAGCACCTACGTTTCCATTTTCACTTCTGCCTTAGCTAAAGCTAACATCCGCGCCTATCCCGTGGAGTATAGCGACGAAAGCCGTTCCCGTGTTACGAGTGCGTTCCTCAAGTGGATGCTGTCCACCTACATCCCACGTTTCAAAGAAGAGATGGAGTTGGGTGGTAACTACCTGTTAGAGCGTGGTCTGATGGTTACTTACGTTGGCTGGGAACGTATGGAGAAGAAGTTCTTACAGAAGATTGACTTGCAGCAAATTGCAGCCACCAGCCCAGAGCTGGCCCAGCTCATCATCGAAGGAAAGAATGACAAAGAAGTCATTGCTATGCTTCGTACGGTCTATCCCGATGTCATTGAGAGCCGCGCCAAGAAAGCCTTGGGCGAACTCCGCAAGAAGGGTGTTAGCGAGCTTCCCATTAGCCGTCTTAGCGTTGATCGGCCCTACGTTCAAGCGTGCGCCCCTGATGGCGATGTGTTCTTCCCATCCTATTGCCTAGACCCACAACGCGCCCCATTCGTCTTCTATCGCACCTTCCTCACCGTGCAGGAAGTGCTGTCTCGCGTCACGTCTGATGGTTGGGACGAGAGCTGGGCGGAGTATGTCGTCACGCACTTCCGAGGCGTGAACACCTACAACATGGAGAGCGTCTATGCTACTCGCTCCACAGGTCTTTCCAAGTATCGCCAGCAATATAATGCTGACGAACTCATTGAGATTGTGTACGCTTTCCAGCGTCTCATTGACCCAGAAGATGGAAGCGAAGGTATCTATCGCACCATCATGCACCCCAATTTTACGGGTGCAGCAGACACACAGGCCTACGCCAAATTTGAATTGCTGAACGGGTACAACGACTACCCATTTGTTGTAACCCGTTTGAGCAATGATTCTAAGCGGATGTATGACATCCAGACGTTCCCTGAGCTGCTTCGTGGCTATCAGGACAGCGTTAAGACCGAGCGCGATAGCCGTACAGACCGAAACAGCATGGCTACGCTGCCTCCCATCATGCACCCCGTGGGCAATCCCCCGGCGGACTGGGGGCCAGGTCGTTTCGTTCCCTATCGCCGTGCGGGTGAGTTCTCGTTTGGCCCTGTTCCGCAATACAATCCAGGTAGCGTTGAAATGGAGAAGACGATGCTTCTCGCGGCTGATGACCTCGTTGGTCTCAATCCCGCCAATCCGCTCACCTCGATTCGCCAACAGTTTTTTGTTTCAAAGTTCCTCAATCACGCCCGTGATGTTCTGAAGATGGCATTCAAATGCTATCAACGCTTCGGCCCAGATGAGGTTTTCTTCCGTGTTACAGGTGTTGCCGATCCAATGAAGTACAACAAGGGCAACCCTGACGAGGACTTTGATATCACTGTTAGCTTTGACATTCTGAACAACGATCCTGATACTCAAGAAGCTCGTATGCAGCAGTTTGTCAGCTTGATGCAACTGGACAAGAATGGCCGCATCAATGCCGATGCCCTCCTAGAAGCAATGGCTTCGTCAATTGATCCTGTTATGGCCGATGCCATCTTGCAGCCAGCCGAGCAAGCCCAGCAGCAAGTGGTCAAGCAAGTCACGGAAGACCTTTCCAAGATTTATGCTGGCATTGAGGTGGGTGCTCGTCCTAACGGCGCTCAAATCGCCATGCAGGTGCTTCAGCAGTATGCCCAACAGCCTGATGTGGCTCAACGCCTCCAACAGGATGAGAGCTTCCGCACTCGCCTAGAGAAGTACGTCAACCAATATCAATTTGCTTTACAGCAGATGCAGAACGCTCAGATTGGCAAGCTAGGCACAGCCCCAGCGCAGATGGGTGAAATGAATACGCAGGGAATGCAGCAACAATAATTTATGGCACTATTCGGAAACTCGCGTCATCCGCTCCAGCAACAGCTAGACTATCTGGCTGATAAAGAACAGTTCTTAGACTTTCTTGACTATGTAGCGGCAGGCCGCGAGGCCGCTATTGCCCAGCTTCATCGAGCAAACGAAGGCCGCATTCGTGAGATTAGTGGGCGCATTCAAGCGTTGGATGAAATCCTGACGACTTGTAACTATATGGCCCTGTCCGCAAAACGTATCAAGCGACTCTGACATTATTCTGCGAGGTGTTACAATAAAGCCTCGCAATTCTTAGCGGCGTAAAGGCTAAGGAAAAATAATGTCAACAGAAGTCCAAACGGCTAACGCTGGAGCCGCCCAAAAACCAGTGAATACATCCAACATATCTGCGAGTGGCTTTGTCACTCAAAGGTATAAAGCCCAAATGGAGGCTGCTAAGGCGCAAAAATCGCCCCCGCCACCCCCAGTTGAGGAGAAGCCAATTCCTGAGCCAGAAGCTGCGGAACCTACTGAACAGCATCAAGAGCCTGTTCAAGAAAGCCCACAAGCCGATGTTCAAGAAGAAGCCAAAGTTCTTTCTAAGGACGTTGAGATAGAAAACATGAGTGAAGCGGAGCTTAAAGAGCTGGCGTCTAAACTCGGAAGCAAAGCTGTCGCTCGATTCGGTGAACTCACCGCCAAGCGCCGCGCTGCTGAAGAGCAATTGGCCCAACTCCAAGCTGAAGTTGCCCGCCGCGACGAGAAGCCACTTGAAGCTAAAGTGGTAAATAACCCATATTCAGACCTTGCTACACCAGAAGACTTGCAAGCCAAGTTTACTCAGGTGAACGAAGTCATTGAATGGGGTGAAAACATTCTCGACCGAAGTGAAGACCTTGCTGCTGACGACGTTGTTGCTAACGTTGATGGCAAGGAATACACCAAGCGCGAAATCAAGGAAAAGACACGGGAAGCTCGCAAAGCGCGAGATACCTATCTTCCAGCTCAACATAAGGAAATTAAACTGGCTCAAGACCGCACGGTTTTGCGTCAAGCCCTTATTGAGCGTTCCAAATCGGAACTTCCTTGGATGCAGGGTGACGACAACGACATCCGTAAGCAATACGAGTCTATGATGAGTGATGAGCGACTGAAGGGTTTAGAGAAGGCTCTACCTGACTTGGCTCCACAAATCCCGTATCTCCTAGCTCATGCGGCTAACAGTTTGTATGCTCGTAAACCAGTGGACATTAAACCGTCTGTAAAACTGGCTCCGAACAGCCCGATTGTTAACCAGTCTGCCGACTCCCTCAAGCCTGAAGTTCGTCAGAACAAGGCTTTAAAAGACCTCAGCGAACGATTTGGAAAATCGTCTAGCTATAAGGACTTCATGAAACTTCGTGCTCTTCAACATACTAAATCTTAATTATCATGGCCTTTTCAAACACCTATTCGACAACTAATCCAGGTTCCGCTGTTTCTAACCGCGAAGACCTCACAGACGTTCTGACGATCCTCGCGCCAGAAGAAACCCCAATTACATCGCTCGCCAAAAAGAGCAAAGCCACTGCCACATTCAATGAATGGACAGTCGATACCCTCGCTACCCCAGTGACTGCTGGCGTTCGTGAAGGTCAAGACATCTCGTCCTTTACGGACAAGTTCTCTGGCCGCGCCCGTCTTGGCAATTATGTCCAGTTGTTCCAGAAGAACTACATGGTCAGCCAACTGCAGGACGCCGTTGAGTCCGTTGGCCCAGCCAAAATTGCTGAAGCCGAGGCGAAAGCCATCCGCGAAATGAAGCGCGACATCGAAGCGACCGTCGCTGGTACGCAAGACCGCGCCGTGGAAGATGGCAGCACAACCGCCTACGCCCTCCGTGGTCTTGGCGACTGGCTCGATAGCGCTGGCCCAGCCGATGTTCCCTCGACCTATCGCACACCTGCTGCGTCGATCAATGGTAGCGGCACAGCCCTCACTGAGTCCGTGTTCAACGGCCTCGTTGCCTCCATCTTCTCGCAGACAGGCACAGTGGACGCCCTCACCCTCGTTGCTGGTACGACCCTCCGTCGCACCATCTCTGGCTTTGCCCGTTCTGACGGCAACTCCAGCGAGAACGTGTTCCACGTCAACCAGATGGCGACCGACAAAGAGATTACCCTATCGGTCAACACCTACGACAGCGATTTCGGTCTTATCACCGTCATCAACGGCAACCCAGCCTGTATGCCTTCGGCGACAACTGGTTACTTGATTAACCCCGACTACATCGGTATTGCTGAGTTGATGAGCATCGGCAGCACCCGTCTGCCAAATCAAGGCGGTGGCGAACGTGGCTTCATTGACGCTGCGCTCACCCTCCAGGTTTACTCGCCCCTTGCCCACGGCAAGATCACAGCGATTGCCTAATCGGTAGTTAGCCAACCCCCCCAAGGCTTGTGTGGTATAATCCGCGCAAGCCTTTTTTATGGAAATTATTACCAAATTGCCTCGGAGTTCTAACGGCGATGCCGACCGAGCATTGTTGAATGAGCTGCGTTATGGCGTTAAGTTGAAGGAAGCGTGGGAGAACGAGCGCGAGAAGATTTGCGCCCAGCACGCTAACAAGATCAAGAACGCCCAGAAAGACGCCTTTAAGAGCCTTCGGTGTGTAGCCGTCACTCCAGCATGGGAATGGTTCAATATGCGTAATAAATACGGCGCAGAAGCCATGCGTGACCGTGGCTTTATGAAAGACTATCAGAAACGCTTCCCCCACCTCAGTCCCAATAAAATCTAATGGCTAACGCAACATACACAGACTTTCTCAATAGGGTTAAAGGGCTTTCGGGTGTATTTACTCCTAGCGCCGATCAACTTACATACTTCGTCCATTTGCTCAATCGTAGGGCAAACATGGCCTATGAAGCAACAGACTATTGGCCCCGCTACCTCGTTGCGGGTGAGCTTCGTAGCCTATACACAACCACAGTGAATGCTGGATCGTTTGTTGTTGGAACAACTTACACCATTCTTACGGCAGGAAACACCAACTTTGTTTCTATTGGCGCGGCCTCTAACACAGTTGGAGTGGTCTTTGTAGCCACAGGCGCAGGCACGGGAACAGGAACAGCCACGCTTAACAGCAACATCGTTCCCTTCACCCAAGCGGGCAAATCCGACATTGATACGTTTCTTCGCATACACAAGACCTACCAGCCGTTCTACCTCTATTCTGCGGTTGAGCTTGAGTATTACGTCAATGCTGACGGCGCTCACCTAGTCGGTGATACGGCCCCTTCTACTAACACCTACGTTACCTACAAGATGGTTTGGGACGGCCCATATACCAATGCTAGCACGAACATTCCTGGTGAATGGCTTGACCATTTGGCCCATGCTGTCTATGCAGATTACCTTCGCCAAGATGGTCAAAACGAGAAAGCAATTGCGGAAGAAAACATCGCAAAAGGCATTCTTGATGACCAACTTCAAAAGACTGATGTTTCCCGCGCAACTGGTATGATGGCCCATCGTATCTCAACCCATAATTCCCGCTCCTTCCGCCGATGAATAGCTTTGTTGTTAATCTCTATCCTAAACCCAATGGTACAGCCGCCAGCCAAAATTTGGCCGTAGCTGCAACAGCCGTACAATTTGACCCAGCCACCTTTGACTTCAAGACCAATGCGTTCTTTGTTACGGTGCACGCCGCTGCGGTGATTGTTACGTTTGACGGCACGACACCTACGGCTTCCAATGGTCATGTTCTTACTAATGGTTGGTATGGCTGGTGGAGCAAGGATGCTGCTATTGCGGCCAAGCTCCTACGCCATGCAGGTACTTCCGCCCAAGTAACCATCAGTCAATTTACCAACTAATATGTCTAACGCAAAAGTAGTTAATGGCCCGATGCAGGTGATTGCTCAGTCTGGCACAACCCATCGCAACCTCACCGTTTCTTCTACTGCGGCCAACTTCATTGGCGCGGCCCTAGCTGCTAACACAAGCCATGTCTATTGGACGTTAGCTGGCGCGGATATGCGTTTTACCATTGATGGTACAACCCCCACTGCTTCTGATGGTCACATCATGAAGGATGGTAATAGCGGCATTTGGAGCCGTACGTGGGCTGAATCCACCAAAGTAATTGCTGTCAGCGGTTCTGGCGTCTTCACGATTAGCGAACTCAACTACCTCTAAAATGTCCGGACTATTCGACCAAATCACCAATTATTCCCCGCCCCTTTTAACTGCCGGACAGGTCAATTACAAAGGGACATGGAGTGCGGCTGCTAACTCTCCTACGCTTGTTGATCCTCCTGCGGCTACAAGCAAGGGCGACTACTACGTTGTAAGCGCGGCTGGCACGCAGTTTGGCATTACTTTTGCCATCGGCGACTGGATTATCAGCAACGGTACGGCTTGGGAGAAGGTTGATTTGACGGACGCTGTTAGCAGCGTATTTGGTCGCACAGGAGCCGTTGTTGGGGCGAGCACGGACTATTCGTCTGTTGGCCTTACAAACACGGCTATTGGGGCTTCTAGCCCATCTACGGGTGCCTTCACAACGGTTACGGCAAGCAGCACAATTGCAGCCACTGGTGCAGTGACTGGTAGCAATCTCAGCGGCACGAACACGGGCGATCAGACCATCACCCTTACAGGCGGCGTCACAGGTAGCGGTACAGGCTCATTTGCGGCTACGGTAGTTACAAACGCCAATCTAACGGGCGATGTAACGAGTGTTGGTAATGCAACGACGCTAACCAATGCTCCAGTCATTGCTAAAGTGCTCACTGGCTACGTTAGTGGCGCGGGCACAGTAGCGGCCACCGATAGTATTCTGCAAGCTATTCAAAAGCTGAACGGTAATGACGCGACAAATGCCAATCTCACTGGCGCAATCACCTCAGTTGGCAACGCCACCTCGCTCGGCTCGTTTTCGTCGGCCAATCTCTCGGCTGCTCTCACGGATGAAACGGGCAGCGGCGCGGCGGTGTTTGCTACAAGTCCTACGCTAGTCACGCCAATCCTCGGCACGCCCTCCAGCGGCACGCTATCGAGCTGCACGGGTCTGCCCATCAGCACGGGCGTCTCGGGTCTCGGCACGGGCATCGCTACGGCACTGGCGGTTAATACTGGCAGCGCGGGTGCTCCGGTGTTGTTTAACGGTGCGCTGGGCACGCCTACAAGCGGCACGGTGACAAACCTAACAGGCACGGCGTCGATCAACATCAACGGCACGGTGGGCGCGACGACGGCTAGCACAGGCGCGTTTACGACGTTGAGCGCGACTGGCACGATTACTAGCAATCCTGCTTCTGGAGAAAACGTAAACTTTCAAAACGGCGCAGGCGTATCATTGGGCAAAGTATTTAACGATGCTGGATTTTTCAATTTCCAAGGTTCTAGCAATGTTTCTGGAACGCGAATTGAACATCCAACGCAGGTTCAAAACAGGATTAACGGCGCGACAATAACGACCACAAACTCCACCGGACTCGCTGTTACAGGCGCGTTGAGCGCGACGGGAATTGTTACCGCTGGTGATTATTTTAACGCAACTGCGGCGGACAATGGTTATCGTATAAGCGGTACAACAATTATTGGAGGCAACGGAACTAACCTTTTTATTAAAGGAGCAACTTCAGTAAATTTTCAGGTTCCAAATGGTTCAACAGTCGGCACTTTCTCCTCCACCGGACTTGCGGTGACGGGGACGTTAAGCACTACTGGTGTTACGTTAGTAAATGGTGCTGCTGGAACTTCCTATTCATACAAAGGACTTCACGCAACTGGGCCGCAGTTTTTTGGCTACGACAACGTAGTAGGAAACGGTTATGGTGGTGGTGTTCGCGGCTATTCGGTAGCAGCGCAAGGCGGTTATGTCGCCCTTGGAACGGTTCAAAATAATTCATGGACTGCTGGGCTTACCATTGATCATCTTAACAACGTCGGCATTGGAACGGCGAGTCCTAGCTATCGGCTCGACGTAAACAGCACAACGGATACAAAACTACTGCTCACGGGATCAACCAACCAGAACGCTATGCGTTTTGGGGCAGCGGGGTCTGCAAACGAGTATTATGTAGCAGCCGGAAATAATTTGGTAACTGGCGGCGACAAGGGTTTTCTCATCTACAACAGCACAGCTAACCAACCTCAACTGTTTATTGAGCAATCAACACGAAACATAAAGGTGTTTGCTGGATTTGAGGTTGTTGGCGCACTCTCCAAAGGTTCCGGCTCGTTCCGCATCGAGCATCCGTTGCCCGAGAAATCGGCCACGCATCAACTAGTTCACAGCTTCATCGAAGGCCCACAAGCTGACCTCATCTATCGCGGCAAGGTTGTGCTGATTGACGGCAAAGCCTTGGTGAACATCGACGCCGCTGCGACCATGACCGAGGGCACGTTTGAAGTGCTGTGTCGCGACGTGCAATGCTTCACGACCAACGAAAGCGGCTGGACGGCAGTTCGCGGCAAGGTCACTGGCAACATCCTCACCATCGAAGCCAAGAACGTTGATTGCACCGACGAGATTTCGTGGATGGTCATCGGCGAACGCCAAGACCCGCACATGATGGAAACCGACTGGACAGATGACAACGGCAAGGTCATCGTCGAGCCGCTAAAGCCTAGCATCGAACCTATTCAAAACACATGAACACCGAATCCAAACCCACCATCGAAATTAACGACCTCGCCTCCGTCGTCCAACTCATCGACGTTTGCTCCACTCGTGGGGCATTTCGCGGTGAAGAACTCGCCACCGTTGGCGGCTTACGCACGAAGCTCACCGAGATCGTGAAAGCCAATCAACCTGCGCCTGAGGCTCCAAAAGCTGAATAAAATGGCTGGTACCTCGGACACGAACTGGCGCAGCTACGTTGGCCCACAGGACAACGGCAAGCTGGTTACGTCTGAGGACTGGCAAGCGCCGTCGAACCCGAAAGAGTACGACGACCTGTTCAAATGCAGCAACGTGGAGGGTCTCACCGCTCGCGGTTTGACCATCCCCGCTTCCCGTGAAGACTCCATCGACTGCGTGCGCGGGAACGGCTATTCTTTCCAATCCTGCACCATCGAGGGTTCCGTCACAATCAAAGGCGCTATTGATGGTGTGAAAATCTATAATTGCGTCGTTTCAGGCACGGTGGAGCTAGGCCAATACGACAACTACTGGAAGTTTGGCAGAGCACCAACCAAGGGTGTGCTGTTGCACACCTGCTGTTCGCCAGACGATAAGCCAATCCGCGTCAAAGTGTGGGACGCCGAGATGCCTGTGGTGCAGAATACCAATGTAAAAATCACCAAGATACCAAAGTGGGTTTGGCTCCCGTATTTCTTGTTTCGTCGTCTCACCAACCCTAAAGCCGTTTAACCATGTTCCCTCTCGCTGAAGTCTTAGGCATTGGTACGAAGCTCATCGACAAGCTCATTCCTGACCCAGAGGCGAAGGCCAAGGCGCAGCTAGAGCTTGCTCAGTTGGCCCAGAACGGCGAGCTGGCCAAGATGAATGCGGACTTGGAAGCCTACAAGGTTGAACAGAATAATTTGACTCAACGGTTACAGGCCGACATGGCTAGTGACTCATGGTGGTCGAAGAACATTCGCCCCATGACTCTTGCGGCGATTTTGCTCGGGTATTTTATCTTCGCCGGGATGTCGGCGTTTGGCTACAATGCCAACGAATCCTACGTGTCCCTGCTTGGCCAATGGGGCATGCTAATCATGAGCTTTTATTTTGGTGGCAGAACACTTGAAAAAATTATGGAGATGAGGGCTAAAAAATGAACGAACCCAAAGACCTCATGGAAGTGGCTAAACTTTGGAAAGAGACCGGGTGGCTCACCGCCGTTATCGGCGGGGCGGGCATGACTGCAAGGTTGCTTGCCAATCCGATTCAAGGTACCCCATGGGACAGCGTTCGCCGCATCCTCATGGCCGCTATCGTCTCAACGATTGCTTGGTTCATTGTCGAACAGATCGAGGTCAGTTCTCTTGTTAAGGCCATCACGTACGGCGTGGCCGGCGTTGTTTCTCCTGAGATTATCGACGGGCTAACAACTCTGGCGAAGCGGTATTCCAAGAACCCAAGTAAGCTGATTAAAAAATGAGCCCCAAGGTCATCATTGCTGCGCTTGCGCTAACCGTAATTTGTTTTTCGGGAGTAGGGGTTTTGACTGTGCAAAAGGTGTCGAGAAATATCGCGGAAAGCGACAAAGAGTTCGCCCTTACCAGCAACGTGTTGAGTCCTCTTTTTGACATCTACGGTCTCTCCATCGTGGACGGTCAGGCCAAGGCGAGCAAAGGGCTGATCAACCCGAAAGAGTTCTGTAATTCTCTTAATAATTTAGAAACCGAAGCGGAGCGATTGATTGTCGAGTACAACCAGCACCCAGAACTGGTGGCGCAGCATAAGCTGGTTAAAGCATATCTCAAGAAAGCGCGCGAGATGTGTGACAAAGGTCAGATCGAGGCGTTGAACTCACCGACCATGACCGCTGAACTCTATGCGGTGATCGACCCGATGACTGAGTTAATCAACAAGCTGCTTCTGGAAAATTTAGCGGTGTCGCGCAAATACAAGGACGCAGCCGATTCATCTTTAATCACTTTTGAGCGGTTTGCCAGTGTGGCCGCTGGGTTAGGAATTGTTTTTGCCGTGGCCCCTTGGATTAAGCCCAAAGATAACGTAAAACGCCGTAAGCGGAAAGATGCCCTATGAACCCACGCGACCTACCCTGCAATAGCCCACGCCGTGATGTAAGCGGTGGAAAAAAGTCCGTTGTGCGCGCCTGTGCCAACGGTAAATCCAAAGTGATTCGCTTTGGCGATGCGAACATGAGCATCAAAAAAGACCAACCGGCGCGCAAGAAGTCCTACTGCGCCCGCTCAAGTGGGATTAAAGGAACCTCCGATAAACTTTCAGCCAATTATTGGTCGCGTCTTGCTTGGGGATGCTAAATAGAGATTACCGTAATGGCCACAACCAACATCCAGTTTACCATACCGCCCGTTAACCCCAGCACCACTACGGTTACGACCGTAGTCGCTGGCGCTACGGGTGCGACCGGGCCGCAAGGCAATCCGGGCCGTGAGGGTGCGGCGGGCACTCCGGGACAAGCGGGTCCTCCCGGTCCAGCGGGTGGTCCTTCGGGCCCAACGGGTGCGACGGGTGCGACCGGATCGATTGGGGAAACGGGTGCGACAGGTGCTGCAAGCATCGCCCCCGGCCCTACGGGTGCCGTGGGTGTGACCGGCGCAACCGGAGCTATTGGCGTAACGGGCCCCACTGGCGTACAAGGTACGACTGGCCCAACAGGCCCCATTGGCGTCACAGGTGTCACCGGGGTGACCGGCGTCACGGGCGTTACCGGCGTCACGGGCGTGACCGGCGTTACGGGCCCAACGGGTGCCGCAAGCATTATTCCCGGGGCTACAGGTATTCAAGGCGCAACGGGCCCTGCCGGAGTCACGGGCGTTACCGGCGTCACAGGTCTTACCGGCGTCACGGGTGTGACCGGCGCAACGGGCCCTGCCGGCGTCACGGGCGTTACCGGCGTCACGGGTCTTACCGGCGTCACGGGTGTGACCGGCGCAACGGGCCCTGCCGGCGTCACGGGCGTCACGGGTGCAACGGGTGCGGCAAGCACGGTTCCCGGCCCTCCCGGGTTCCTTCT